CTTTCAAATATGGTTACTTCAGTTATCTTGCTGACTTCCATGGTGTATTTAACTATTGTAACACGGTGATCAATAAAGTCAACAAAAAACCCGCCGGAGCGGGTTTAGTGTGTTTACAAATCCAACTGATTAGATATCAGCCAAATTTGTGAATGCAGCTGTGCCGGTGGCAGAACTGATACCGATTGTGGCATTCGCACCTTGCGCAGCAGCCAAAGCTGTAGCAACGTTGGCAAATGCGCCAGTTGGGTATGAAGCAACTGCAATGGTTGTTGTTGTTGGAACTTGATACATAGCAACCGTGGTTGTCTGTTGTAACGCTTGGATAACGTTAGCAACAAAACCATTTACACCACCTTGAGCAACTAGAGTTGCGTTAGCTGTAAAAGTGTAAAAGTCTAGCTTAGGACCAGCTACTTGAACAGGACCTTGTGCAACAATGTTTGCACCTTGAGCAACTGTGCCGTCTAATACGTCGGTTGCAAATACTGGTTGTGAGCCACCAGAAACTTTAGTAATAAATGCCATGATAAATCTCCTTAATATATGGCCACAATGGGCCTACTTTTATTTATACCTTTTGGTGAAAATCAGGAGTTAGGTGACCAGATTTGGGTTGTTTAAGATGCGGTTTCCGGCACTGAACCCAAAGCGATTTACCAACTTGGCACGTCCGGCATCGGTGGCCAAGACCCAGCCTTCTTGTCCGGGTTGTTGGCGATCCAACTGCGCCAGCATGTCCATCTTGATTTCATGCAACAGCAAAAATGCTGTGAATGCGGCTGTGATGCCTGACATGTTGCTTCTAGGGCTCTGTAGATATTCCACTATGTTGTTGTATTTTCTTGGGGTCACGTTTTTCTGCAACCAAGCTCCAAAGTCTGGTAGTAAATTTTCATAGTCAGTGGTGATCCTGCTGTTGATGTAGCGTTTGCACAAGGCAGGCAGGTCACTGAGTTGTGCACCGCGAAGTTCAGCAGGATTGAACAGACCGTTGATGTCAGCACCGTGAGAGCTGACCACTGCACGCAGTTGATCTACGAGCTTTTTGTTGGGTGTGACATTCTTGATGTCTTTGACTGTGGGCTCAATTATGAGCAGGCCTGGCACTGGATCTAGATTTGCACTGCGTATGGGTTCTGCTGCGGCGTCAGCAGTTTTGTATCGGGTATGCACGGCTATGCCCACTTCACTGTTGCCAATGGCCTGGCCCAACTTACTGGCAGCTGGGATGCGATATTCCACAAAGTTGGGTTTGAATTCATAGTTGCCCGAAACTTCAGGTGGAGTTTCGGTGTACAGCAGATCTCCTTGCAAGTATCCGCGAAACTTGTCTGGGGTAGCAGATTCCAACAAGGGCCATAGTTTAGCATAAATGCCAATCAACTCACCACGTTCTCCGCCACGCTGATTCATGATACCAGCCAACTGCTGTATACTGGTAGCACGGCCCTCATAACCTTTGGCGCCAAATCCGCTCTTGTCTGTGAGAACAAAACGACCTTGTTCGTCACGGCCCCAAATAATAGCGGGTTTTCCATCCCATTTGACCGTGGTGGTTCGGCGTGTGTCTTCGGCAGCTGCACGTATGATGGCCATGGCTTCTTCTATGCCACGTGTGCCTCGATCAAACACCAGATCTTCTATGTGCGGTATGCGAGCTTCGGCTTCCATCAAAGTGGATTCGATCAAGGGCGTCATGCCTTGATTTACAATTCTGTCTCTCAGTTTGGCCAGGAAATGCACATCAGTTACAGGTCGGAATAGTTCGGCACTTTCCAAGAATGGTAGGCCTTCGCGCTTCATGTGTTCGCGAAAGTCGGCCAGTTTAGATTCACGTTCAGAATCTGTGCTTAGTGATTGTAGTATGCTTTCCACTGAAGCCAGGTCTTGCCGCGTGGCTGTTTTGTTGAGCAGTAGTTTGGCCACGGCGTCTGGATCATCTGAAATGATTGTGTTGGTCTTACGATCAGCAATGCCGGCTATCTGATTGAGTTTGTAGCCCATGCTCTTGGCTATGCTGTTCATGAGCACATTGCGTTCTTTGCCTTTGTATCGTGAATCCGCAGGCATGGCACCCAACACAAACTTTGACCATGGCACGTTTTTGAGAAACATGAAGTCGGTCTGCACATAACCCTGTTCTGGTCTACCAGTGATAGGGGTAAGGAAATGCACGGCTGTGCCGCTTTTACGCACCCACTCATCAGGCTTGAATCCATGACTGGCGGCCCATTGTCGGAGTCTAGTTTCTAACTGTTCTTTGGTAACCCGGGCAGAATCTACGGCAATGTCAAGATCTCCAGAAGTATCTTTGATGCCGGTGCTGCCCAAGGTGTTGTTTTGTAGATCCAGTCCCGGCAAGAGCTCTTCCAACCAGGCTAGAGTGGGTTTGACATCAGTCTGATTGATGCGCTGTGTCAGACTACGGCCGTCGGCATCTTTGAATACATTGCCACCTTCAAAAATGTTCATCGTACTTGCACTCCCATTCGTTGCAACATGGCGTCAACTTCTGCATTGCCAGTGGATCGACCTTGATTGGATTTAAATTTATTGGTCACTGACTTGATAGAGTTTAGATCAACCCCGGCCTGAGTCAGGGCTTGCGTGACAGCGCCTTGCTGACTTTGAGCTTGACTGGCGGCGACCAGACTGCTTTGAGGTTCTTGATTTTTCAATGACTGGCTGCGGGCCTGGACCCCTGCTATGGCCACTTGTAAGTAGGCACGTATGGCTTCGTCGGCCTGTGGTGTGCCACGTGCTTTGACCACATCATTCAATTTCTTTTCTAATACAGCAGCAATGTTTGGCACGTGTTTTCTAACGTCGTTCATGGTGATGGCATTGTAACGGCTGTCCCTACTGGCCAACTGCTGATCTGTCCAGTCTTGGAATGCATTCTTATAATCCGCCGCATTCATTTGTACTGCTTCCTGTAGTTTGCCCTGTTTTTTAAGTTGCGCCAAAATCTGTGCATCTTTGGGATTGTTGGGATCCAACGGTTTTTGTCTCTGTCCTGCAAAACTCACAGTGGTGCTGGGTTTGCCATAGGTTGGTCGCGCCTTGGAAGCAGTTGATGGAGCAGTCGCTTGTGGTATTGTTTGCTGAGCAACAGTTGTTCCAGTTTGTGGCGCCGGTGGTGCAAGACTTGCCTGGCGTAGTTGTTGTTGGCTTTGGGCGATCTGCTTGTTCCAACCCTGCATGACCGAATTTATATATTGTCCCACAGCTGGGTCCTTTTGTACGGTCTGATATTTGTCTTCCCAGTTGGATGAGGGCAGGGCTGATCCTCCTGGACCATATCCTTTCTTGCTCAAAGCTGTTGCGCTCTTGGCCGCACTCTTGGCTGCACTGCCTGGGCTTTGTGGTAGGTCCGGTCCTCCGGCGGCTGAAACTATGCCACGGCCAATGTCGCCTAACAGGCCTTCTTGAACCGGACGTTGAGTTACTTCATAGATTTGCATCAGTGCGCCTTACTGTGCGAGTAAATTTGCCAGGGTCACGCTGATTGATAGCATTAAGCAGTTTGCGTTTTAAATTTTCAGCCTGTTCTTCAGGATAGGTTTCATCAATCTGCTCCATCAAACGTATGGCACTGGCAATCACGTTGCTGGCACGGTTTTCTATGACATGGCGCTGATCGCGCTGGATGTACATGGCATCTAATTCTTCTAATAGACTTTTTGTTTTTTTCTGCATTTTGGGCCAGGACCTTTTTATTATTTATTGGTTTTGGCCACAGTTGTCATCACAAATAACCAAACGTCCTTGCTCATAGTTTGGTATTTTCCACGATTTTTCAACAGATTTAAACCATTCTACGCATTCTTGCAAGGAGTATTCTAAAGCATTGTTTTTAACTATTAGTGGAATCAACTGTGCATTGGCCGCTTGATGATATTGTCCGGCACCATATGTCTTAGGATAAAAACCTGTGTAGCAACATGGGCTAACATCACCAGCAGCTGAGACATAAATGGATTTAAGATTTTTTGTTTCACAGCTGATAGATGCCGCAGGAACTCGATTGGTTGTGATGTCTTGTAGTAAAACAGTGTCTGTTTTTTTCTTGTGCAACAAAGTCTCAAAGTTGCGTTCACCTGTGTAGTTGCCCATGACATGAACTAAATGGCCATGCTGATTAAACACCGGCGCAGTATCACGTCCATCATTTTTTAATTCAAACTCTTTGAATCCTAGGTCTTGGCTTATTTTTTTGCAGGCATCAATTTGATGTCTATTGTGATCAAATGGAATCATACTCCAAACAGCATATCCGCCTGCACTGATAAATTCTTTGGCATTCTTAATAACCGTGGACCATTGCGTGTTTTGTCGGTAAAGATGATGTGTGTCCTCGAGCCCATCTAAACAAAATTGCACGGTAGCTGGTGTATGTGCCAGTCTAGTCCAAAAATCTTTGTTTCTAGCACCGCCATTGGTACTGATAGTTACTTCAAGGTCTGGATTGTGAGAGAAAAAATAGTCTACTATTGCCGGCCCTTCTGGATTCATAACGATGTCACCAAAGTTGCCGTTGATACGAATACTGGTCAACTGTTGTAAAAACTCAGGGCGAAATATATGTCGGGCTTGTGTTA